CAGACGAGCAGGCGTTCCGCTGTTGACAGGATAACCACCTTGTGTGCGGATGGGCTGACCAGCCAGTTGGGTCAACGCAGCATCCCAGTAGACGTTGATCGGGTTGCCTTGTGGGTCAAGGTTGGCTACGCCAAGCCAGATGTAGCCATCCTCCAACGGCTGTCCATCCGTCTCCGTAAAGATCGGGTATGTGGGCTGAATGCTCAGTGCGCTCATTGTTCGTTCTCCTGCTCAAATTGGCGTCCGGCTTGAATTGCGCTTTGCAAGTACTGGACGCGCGCATCCAGAGATTGTGGCAGGTTGACCTCTTTTGCGAAATCACTGAATGCCTTGCTCATGGCCGTGCGACGGATCGCGGCCTGGGTTGGCTCGCCGCCTTTAGTGGCAGACTGCACAGCCAGTTCCTGGAACTCTGGCGAGGCAAAGAGCTTTGCAGCCTTCTGCACTCCAGCTCCCTTGGCAGCAGACATCCACTGCACGATGTCCGGTGCGATCAAGCCGCCACCAGGAACCAGGCTGGCCACGCCAGTAGCAGCGCGCTGCGCCAGGCTGCTGGACATAACCCTGCCCATCAGGCTTTCGACCGCAGCCTCTCCAAGAATCTGGTTTGCCTTGCCGGTGGTCGGGATGCGAGCCTGTGCGTCGGCGATGCGCCTGGAAATCTCGTAGAGGTCACGCGAGGCACGATCCCACTCTGGTCCCATGATCTTGACCATCTGAGAATAGACAGGCGGGTTGGCGCGCAGGCCACGATAGACCTTGGTGAACTCAGCAGGGCTGAAGACAGTCTCAGCAGCTCCTGCGGCCGCACGGCCTGCCGCCTTACCAGCAGTGACGGACGCCAGCGCCGTGGCCAGCGTCTCCTTCTGCAGCTCGGCAGGCACCACCTTCATCAGACGATTGAAGGCCGCGGCATCGCCCTTGGCGGCCGTGCTGATGGCTGTCTGCATACGCTGAGCCACGCTGCCGTCGATCTCCTGACCGAACGCACCGACGATGCGCTTTTCCAGCGCCTTCTGCTTGGCCGTCAGCAGGTTGGCTGCACGCAGTTCGCGCCGGGCCTCTTCGCCGGCCAGGGAAGCCACGCTGTCCAATTGGTCCTGGGCCAGGGCTGCGTACAGGCGCTTGAGATCGCCGGTCGCCATGTTGTCGTAGGGTGACTTCAGGCCACCGACGGCCTGGCCGACCAAGTCCTTCTCGCGCTTGAGGCCGAAGTATGTCAGCTCGCCCTTCTCCAGCATCTTGGCCAGGTTGGATTCCTGTGGCGTCATGCGGCCTGCAGCGCCCAGGTTGGCACGAAGCTCGTCGAGGTAGGTTCTAAGGTTGTTCAGATCGACGGGTGAGTTTTTCGGCACCATCTCATCGATCCGATCGTAGATGGCCTTGGCGTCAGACTTCAGCGTTTGCCGGGTCTGCTGCAGGTTGTCCACGATCTTCTGCGAGGTCGCACCAGGAGCAGGACGGCCGGCCACGAATGCCGCATCGAACTGCTGCGAAATCTCGTCGGCACGCTGGATGGCTTGGCGCACGGTGTTTTCCCATGCTGCCTCGGCCTCGCCTGCGACCAGCGCGCGGGTCAGGCCAACAGCGCTGCGCACCTGCGGATTGTCGCTCAGCACGTCGAACGGCACATCAATGCCCAGGCGCTCGGCTGCCGCACGGGCCTCTGGGTTGACCTGAGCCATGTCGACCAGCTTGGCCTTGGCCGCAGTAGACCCTGGACCCATGCCGCCTGCCTTGCGTGCCAGGTTCAACACCTCGCCCACGTCGCCTGCCGGAACGGCAGCAGCAGCCCCAGGTGCCGTAGGCGGCACTTCAGGGGCCATTGCGGTGCCCATAGGCGCGCCAGCAGGGCCGGGAGCCGCAGGTGGTGCCTCTGGTATTGCCGCAGCAGCCGGAGCCGCTGCAGGGGCTGCAGGAGGCGCTCTGAGTTGGTCTATTTGCTGCTGGAGTTCTTGCAGCCTGATTTCCCGCAGTGATTGAGATTCGCCAGGCCGAAGTGGCTGCGATGCAAGAATCTCCAGATCAAATTCCAGTCCTCGCAATTGTGCTTCAGGCGTTATGGGAGGCGTTTCAAAGGTCGGCTCGACGCGAGGTGCTGGAGCTGGTGCAGCAGCGGCCGGCGCGCGGCCTGTGACGCGCTGTACGCCTCTGCGAACGGCTGCGGCCACCGGAGGTGCAGCACGCTGAATGATCTGTCCTGCTGGGCCTGTGGCGGCTGCTATGCCGATCTCTGCTGGGCTGATTTCACCGCCAGTGGCTGCTTGGGTTGCCTCGATGCCAGCTTGGGTTACACCAGCAGCAACGACTGCGCCAGGGATGGTCGCAGCTCGGCCTGCCGGTGTGAAGGCAAACAGTCCGCCCAGCGCCCTTGGAATGTCTCCAGCACTGAAGCCAGGCGGGATGGCGTACTCTTTCTGGTCTACCGATGAGCGCAGGATGAAGTTGCCTCTGGCGTCTTGACGGACCTGCATGCCTGGAAAATTGGACTGCAGAATCTGCACCGTCTCCTGCGGGTTGGTCAGCAAGGTGCCCAGCGCCGACTTGAAGGACGCCATACTCATCTGGTTGAGTTCTGGCATGGCCGTCCACTCAGGCAGACGCTGCGTCTCAGGCGTTGCCCGAGCGCGGCCAGTGACCGACTCGACGATGCTTCCGAAGAATCCCATCTCTGGCCGGCCGCCAAACTCTGCAGCCAAGGCAGTCATGTCAGTGGTAGGCGCAGCAGGAGCCGGGACTGCCGGCGCAGGTGCGGCCATAGGCGCAGGAGCCGCCACAGCGGCAGGAGCAGGCCTGGCAACCCTGGTGGCTGCCGCAGGTGCAGGCGCAGGTGCAGCCATTGCTGCTGGCGCAGCCACAGGAGCTGCGGCAGGTGCAGGAACTGGTGCAGGTGCCGGTGCAGTACCTGATACCGTCCCACCAAACTGTTTTACAAGTTCTTCAAGATCGGTTGCCATTACTGAATCCCTGCTCTTTGCTTAAATGCATCAGCCGCCTGTTGATTCGGGAATGTTGCACGTTGACCGTTCGGCAATGTGATGGTGACAGGAGCGCCAGTCCCAGGACGCTTGTAGAAGTCGTCTTTGAGAATGGCACCGAGGCTCGTGTCGAATCTTGCGATCTCTTCTTCGCTGTACCTGTCCTCACGAATCAGTTTCCTGGCGTGGTCCGCAAGTTTTGCGGATCGTGTTGCAAAAGCGTCTGCATACTTGGCCATCAACTCACGGCCGCCTTCAGAGTTCGCCAGCGACGGGAATGCCGAGACGAATGCCTTGAATTCTGTGTCTGACGTAGAGCCAGAGCCAGGTGGTCGAAGCTGCGTAGCACCACGGATCGCCAGAGAGTTGGCAAGGTCGTTGGCCCTGACGGTTTCGCTTTCAAAACCAAGAGTCTTGGCAAAGTCGGCCGTCAACTTGACTGTGGCACCGCCACCTTTGCCTTTGAGCAGATCGGCAATGACCTTGGAGTCTCGCGCAAGTGTCCGGGCAGACGCTGCTGCGGCAGAGAACTCCTGCGCCCTGGGCACGTCCAGTTCTTTGAGCGCCAGCGTTTCGCGCTGCTGGCCCATGTCGATCCTGACCAGTTCCTTGCTGACAGGCTCGATCTTCTGCGTTCCCAGATTTCTTTGATAAACGCCAGGAGGAAGCCCGAGGCTTGCTCTTTCTGCTTCTGGAATGATTGCAAACCCAGGAGCAGGCTTGGCCTCCTCTGCAGCCTTCGCAATGCGAGACTGCACAGTTCCAGCAGCCACATCAGCGTCTGCTCTTTCTTTCCTGATTTGAGCCAGTCTTAGGTCTTGCTCTGCTTTCAGCCTGTCAGGCGTGCTTGCTGCCTCTGCAACTTTCCTTTGTGCCTCGGCCACAGCAGCATCTGCATCAGCCTTTGCTTTCGTCAATGCTGCTGGCTGCATCGCAGCCGTCCTGCGCTCTGCAGAAACCTTCAGCGCAGCCTCCAGCACATCTTTGCCGCCAGGCATCTCGGCCAGGATGCCGCCGAAGTAGTCCTCGGTGGCCGTTGGCGTCTCCTTGGCCACGTCGCGCCAGGTCTCCAGAAACTGAGCACCGGACTCGTCGCCGCTGTTGCGCTTGGCGTCAATTTGACGCTGGATCAGACCGATGGCGATCTCAGGACGGCCAGACCTGAACGCAGAGAAAACCTGCCCAGCTTGCGATCTGGCAGATTGCTGCTGATCGGCGTTGAGCATGTTGAAACTTTCGCGCACGGCCTTGGCCTGCGTCTCAGGCAGCAGCATGGACAGATTGGCATAGTCCTTGGCCGTTGCGCCTGGCTGGCGCAAACGCTCAAAGGCTTGCATGACGGTCCTTTGCTGCTCGGCCTTGCGCTGTGCTTCTTCTTGCGCCAGGCGGGTCTCTGTGACAGCCGTGCCGGTCTTGAACGCCTGCAGAAAAGCCTGCGACGGATCAGGGATGTCAATGGCGTAGTTGATTGGCTGGACCATCAGAATTTACCTCCCAGACCAGAGAAGATTCCAAGGCCTCCAGAAATTGCGGACGGGATGGCAGCAAACGCTCTGCCTTGCGCCAGCTCGCCACCGGCCAAGGCTGCGCCCTGCTGTGCCAGCAAATTGGAAACATTGGTGCCAAGAGCCTGGGCCTGCGATGCCTGGCCAGCCGCAGCAGCTTGGCCGCCACGGTAGAGCTGCTCGGTCACGCCCAGTCCAGCGCCTGCAAAGCCGCCGAGGCGGCCGTACTGCTGCTCGATGGCCTGCTGCAGCATCTGCGGCCGGAACTGCGCCAGCGCGCCCTGAATGTTGCCGCCACGCAGGCCGCCAGTGGCCGAGGCGCGCTGCAGTAACGCCTCCTCGCCAGCTTGGACCTGAGCTTGAAAGCCAGCGCCCTGCTCGATCTGCGCAATGGCCGCGCGCTGCGCCTCTGGTCCTCGCAGCCCAGCAATGGCCTGCTGCTGCTCAAATGCCTGCGCGCCAGCCTGCTGGAATGGCTGTAGCTGGCTGATCGCGCCAGTGCCTGCCTGAACGTAAGGTTCGAGCAGCTTCTGAATCGCCTCAAACTGGCGACGCTGCTCAGCGATGCCGGCCTGTGAAGCGCCGGCCTGTGTTTGTGCAGCAGACTCAGCGGCATCGGCTTGCGCCATGCCGGAAATAAGGGTTGCGCCGCCAACGGCAATGCCTGCCAGCGCGGCTCCAGATAGTCCAAAAGTCATGTTTTGCCCTCCAGGTGCGGATGTTGGACGGCCTCTAAGACCCGAGCCGGTGCTGGGACGGTGTACATGTCCCAGATCACTTGCGGGTCTGTCTCGTTCGTCGGGTTGGCGTGAAAGGTGGTCACCTCGACCTCGGTCAGTGCGACACCAGCGCGCTTGGCGTTGGCTTTGGTCACACTCATGAAGCCTGGACCGACCTGGGCCGTGCCGTCGTCAGTCGTGACGATCAGCGTGCCTTTGCGAACCACGAAGAAGGACTCGTCCTTATGCACTGCACCAGTCAGGACGGTGCCTGCCGGGATGTGCATAGTGCGAGCGTAGAGGCCATTGCAGAAGGTGTGCTCGACAGGCATGTCGACCTGGGGCAGCTTGAGCAGCTCGGCCTCCAGGCGGTAGATAGGCAGGTGCTCGGCAGGCACTCCGGCCTGCTGCGCAACTTCCTGAACCGCGACATCGCTCATCGAATCCTCCTAGTAGGGACTTTGAGCTGCTGGCGGCTCAATCGGCTCAGCACCTTTATTTTCCCACAATTTGCCATTTGGTCAATCCTCGTCATCTTCGCGCTCTTCCCATGCCTGGCAAACGCGCATGTCGTTGCAGACAAAGTCCAGCTTCTCGCAGTGGCCGCGAAAGCCTGCGCCCTTGTCGTAGGAGGCCATCGGGATGCGCTCGATCTTGACCTGGGTCATCAGGCTGTTGTCGTAGTACTCGCAGTTGGAGCAGTGCTTGCGCCTGGCGTCCTTCTCGTCGCACTGCATGGCCTTGGCCAGCGCCACATAGAACGGCTTGTTCGCGCCCGGCTCATTGGTCGGCATCTCGGGGCCGTAGTTCCAGTCCTGCACGGCCGTCTCGTAGTTCTTGCGGTTCTCGGCAGTGGTTAGGAACGGCTCGTCGATAGGCAGTCCACCGAAGCCGGCCACCATCATTTTGGGCATCTTTGCGTAGTCCATGTCTTACTCCTTTATGTGATCTCGCGGCCGTTTGCACGGATGGTCAGTGACGTGGCTGCGCTTGCAATGGTGGAAATGAAGCTGCCAGACTCCAACGCCTGGCCGACCAGCTCCGGGAAAGTGTAGGTCTCGTCCGGTGCAATGGCTCTGGTGTCCACAATCAGGTTGGTCGTGCCGGCCGTGCCACCACTGGTCACCAGATTGACGCTGATGGTCACATTGCCTGCAGTGGTGTTGGTGGCCGTGAATTTGTCGATGATGGCCTTGCAGTTTGTTGCCGTGTACTGCGTGGTCTGCACGTTCTCGGCCTGCTTTGGTGGGATCAGCACCTTGATGGTTACGGTCATGTCATGCTCCTTATATTGCTTCGGCACCGCTGGCCGTGATTGTCAGGCCTGTCGATGCCGCTTGGACTTGGATGGTTTCGGCTGCATTCATCACCTGCACGCCGTTGTACTGCAGGGCATTGTTTGCCGGGACGGACACATCGTAGAGGAAAGCGTTTGTCGTGCCTGCCGTGCCAGCAGAAGGCACCAGGAACACACGCACGTTGATGGCCGCTGCCGTGGTGTTGGCAATGCTGAACTCTTTGAGCAAAGTGCGTGTGCTGGCCGGAACGGTGTAAAGCGTGGTCACGCCAGTGGTGATCGCCGCCTGGCCCAGCTTGGTTGGGGTAATTACATCGAAAGCCATGTGAGCACCAGGTTAGATTTGACAAACGCAGGCAAGGCGGCAGCCGTCAATGGCCCACTCTCCCAGCGTTGCTGGATTCCGTCGTAAATGAGGACATCGCCAGTTGTCGGTGTTGGAGCGTAGACGTCTGACAGTTGGCCGACAAGCGGCTCGGCCTGGACCCTGACAAAAATGGAGCCAGAGCCTGCCGGTGCAGCATTGACCACCGCAGCCACCACCACATGAGGCGTGGGTGCTTGTGGCAGATTCTTGGTCAGGCCACCAGCAAACGATGGGTTGTAGTACAGGATGTCGCCATCTGCCCAGACTTCGCCATAAGGCGTGCCTGTGGTGTTGAATCCACGCACCAGCCCAAAGCTGGAGACCAATCCGAAGTCGTTCAGCACAATGGCCTCGGCAGCCACGCCCATGACAAGCTGGCCATTGGTCAAGCCGGTTGATGGTTTGCCCTTGAGCACGCCAGACGACCCGACAGCGCCATCGAACATCACCAGTTGCCCTTTGGCAATGTTGGCCGAGGCCTTGATGTAGTAGTACTGCGATTCGCCAATGGACTGGTTGACGTTTGGCGTCATGTCCAGGTTGAGCGTGTAGCCACCGTTCCAGTGCAACCTGCCGACCTTCGTGGTTGGATCAGGTGCATTGGTATTGAAGTCGATGTAGTCGGTGGCGACCGAATTGTTGTTCTGCTGGACTGGCGCAAGAGCCATCAGATTGAGCACTTGGGCCAGCCTTGGAATGGCATCCAGTGCCTGCTGAATCTTGGCATTGAGAACGGCATCTTCGACCGCCGTGTCCTGCGCCAGTGCCGCAATCTGGGCCAGCGCCTCGTTGGCCGTGGCCGCCGCTGTGTCGGCCTGGTACTCGAAGTCCGTGCCGGTGATCACCTGCAGTTCGTCCACGACCGAGAACAGCAGCTCAAACTGCCTGATCTGCTGCTGGTCGGTCAGGAACTGCGCGAGCTGGTCGCGCGTCAGGTTCAGCCTGCGAGAGTACGGTGAGGTGGCCATCAGTACGCCAGCCCTTCAATCTGCGCCTCAAGGCGTGCGAATGCAATGTGCGAGTCGCTGTCGCCACGGAAACGCTGGATGCGCCAGTTGCGCATGCTGCCCTGCTGAAACCAGGCCAGGC